TATTACTATGGCACAGACTATTGGTAGAGTTATCAGACTTGACAAGAGTGATGCTGACAAACTAAAATCAGGAGAACTAAAACCACAGAGCGAGGGTTTCAAAAAACCATTTGGCAAAATGTTTGTGCCAGTGTACAACAATGTAGGTATCTCTACAGAAAAGAGATTACAGAATGTTGTTGACACTATCTTTATCAAAGGAGAGGCACAGGAATCAATTATCAACAGAAAAAAGTAACTAGATAGTACAATGGAATCAAACAACATGGACAAAATCCGTAACCTAAGTTTAGCAAAAATGGAAGAACATTATGCTAGGAGAATAGAGGAACTAATTGATGAAATGAAACTAGAAGATGCTGAGTCATTATGTCATGAAATGACATTTGAGGGCAAAGAGGGCGAGGATTGTGACCTATTTCTTGATGACTTAACTGATTGGTTAGATCAACCATTTCCAGGCACAGATTTACGTTTTTACGATAAAGATGAGTAAGGAAGATAGACAAACTAAAAAAGAGTTAATGAATATAGTCTATCCTAATCACTTAAAGTATTTAAAGAAACTCAAAGCAGCATTAAAACGTGACCCTAACGGACTCAAACCAAAGAGAAAAACTAGGAAGAACTACAAAAGCAAATGAATGAACCATTAATGTTATTTGCCATTGGCATCAATAAGTTTACAGTTAATAATTGGGCAGAAAAGAAACCTAAGTTGCTCGAAATGATTAAACTTAGTGATGATGATGTTGCTTTCCTTGATGCTAAAGAGTGTAAGACAGACTACTTTAAATATAATACTCGCCCGCCATATTTTGATGAGTTTTGTAATGTAATGGCGGAAGAATTAGATGAGATAGTACAAGTATTCACAGAGGGATTGGCAGACAGGTACAGAGGAGAGTGCCCAGTAAAAAGTTTAGATTACTGGCAATTATGGTCACAACAATATACTCAGGGAGAGCATCATGGTGCTCATAATCATGGTATGATGAACTTATCATGTGTATTATATGTTGAGTTTGATGAAAAGGAACATTTAGGTACATCATTCTATTCGCCATTTCCTAATCCTTACTATGGTACAATACACAAAGCACAACCGCCTGTCAAGGAAGGCGAAATAATTGTATTTCCATCATTATTATTACATGAGTGCCCAGTTAATCCATCAAAGAAACAAAGAACAATAATGTCATTCAATATACCAATGGCGTGACAGTTAACAAAGTGGCACATGAGGTGGTTGCTTTATTGCCACAATAGACTATTATATAAATGTCAGGGATATGCGGTTCTACTGCCCGAAACTCGAGCGTCAGCATTGCTAGATCAGTAGTTAGTAGGGGTACAGGTGTAAGCGATTCCCAGTAGGTAAATTTGGGCGCCATGAGTGAAACTCAGATCAGTTCGCCCCGCTCCCTGACACTCTCTTTAGTGGCAGTTTTGTATCTGTAAAGAGTTTACTTATTAAATTAAGTCAGATGAAGCACTTCTTAACGTAAGACCACTTCTTACATTTTATGTTATAATGGTTCTATGAAGAACAAACACTTGGAACACATAGAAGATCATGTACTCACTGGCAGACAGGGAGCGCTTGATGCTATCAAGTTTTTGGATACTAAACAGAGTCAGGTATCAGTAAAATATGATGGCGCCCCTGCCATAGTATATGGAACTAACCCAGAGAATGGCAAATTCTTTGTAGGAACTAAATCAGTATTCAACAAGAGAAGAATCAAGATAAACTATACACATACTGATATTGAATCTAATCATGGACATATACCTAAAGTTGCCTCAATTTTACATATATGTCTAGACAGATTGCCACAGAATGATGGCATTTATCAGGGCGACTTTATTGGTTATGGTGGTTCAGATACCCATACACCAAATACAATTACATACAAATTTGATGATGTAATTGACGATATTATTATTGCCACTCATACACAGTATGTTGGATCTACGATCCAAGAATTAGATGCTAAGTTTCACTACAGAGAGTCTAAAAGTTATGGTGTACATTTTATTGATACAAGTGCATCAATATCTAACAGACATTTTAGATTAAGTTTACTTATCACACTTGCTAAAACTATCATACCATTTGTAAGATTTCCACATGATGATGACATAGCACAGTTAAAAGTAAATATCAATAGTTATATCAGATCAGGGCAAACACTTGATGCTGATAAGTTGGCAAGTGATACTGGATATTCTAGAAACTTATTTCACTTATACAATATGATAATTGAGATAAAAGAATTACTCATGGAAGGCATCACTACTACAGAGAATGTTCAATGTCTCTTTGATGCTGTTCCCTATGAGCATGAGGGTTTTGTAATGTCTAACGACTATGGTACTTTCAAACTTATCAAACGTCAACAGTTCAGTTATGCCAATTTCAACAATAGACAGTTCAGATAGTGGCACATGAGGTTGTTGCTTTTTTGCCAATCGTGACTATCATTAGTATATCAATAAAACAAACATTATGAAAAAAGTTTCACTTTCATTTATTGTGGATAACTTGACCGAGTTAGGTTGGGATTATTCATGTGGTAGAATGTCAAGGTCAGGCATGGAAATCTATGATGGTATCATGCGTCACGTTGGCGTCTTAGAAGAGACAGAGCATTGGAATGAAGATTGCTATGCTGATTCTAACGGAGATTGGTAGAATGTACACAAACAACGAAACAGCACTTCTTACTTTGATTTCAAACATCAATAACCAATTCTATTATATTGGAGAAGAAAATGACCAAGTTGCACCAGTTGATGTAAAGAAATTTACTCAGTATTGTGTTGACTTTATTGATTCTTTGGAGATAGAGAAATGAACAGAGATTACATGGCAAATATGTTATTCAACATTAATGACGTTGTTGAAACTATGAAAGGTCATTCAATAAATGATGACATCATAGAAGAATATGATAAGAGTCAATTTGAGAATGAACCAAAAACATTAATGGATATTCCAAAAGATTGGGAAGGCAGTACTTTTACGATTGGAGATTGCCTCTTAGATTTACAAACTCACATTAATGAGTTACATGACTATTTTTCATCTGATGATGACACTTTCATAGACATTAATAACACAGGAGGCAAGTATTAATGAAAGTAAAAGAATTACTGGAAGTTTTAAGTGATGCTAAACCTGATGATAACATCACTTTTTACTATATGGAAAACAATACGCTTACTAATTCTACATTTGAATCATTCTTTGATTGTAATTATGAAGATGTAAATGGCGTTGTTGATTGGGAATTAACAGTACAAAACACTATGGAACACATAGAGGATAACGCAGAACAATGAAAACATTTATCATTCAAGAAAAGTTTGTCGGTTACGCTGATGTACACATAGATGCCGAAACTGAAGAAGAGGCGATTGCCTTATATAATAGAGGACATTACAAAGATTCTAATTATCATATTGACGATATGTTCTATAATTATGAGTTCGACTCTATTTCAGAGTGGACAGATTCAGAGGTACAAAATGACACTTTCTAAAGAAACAATAGGCAAACTTGCTGATGCCATAACACTAGAGGTTATTGACTATATTGTCAATAATCCTAAAACAAATACATTTCTATATGAAATGGTAACTGAGGCATTATGTGATAAATTAGGAAATAAGAATGAAGATGGCAGTTGCTCATTTGATGGCAGTTTTATTGCCCCTGCTGTTCTTGAGAATATCACATTAACACTTGCTCCTAACAGTATGCCAAGTGACCCTGCCACCCTGTGACAATTATAATACTGTCACACTCGCTCGTTGCTTTCTTGCCCTGAGCGACTATAATTCAAATATACAAACACAGAGGTTTTATGTCAACCAATTCCAGACTCGGACTTAGACTAGAAGATGGGTCAATCCTTTCAGTATATCATCACTGGGACGGTTATCCTGAGTGGTTAGGTGTTACGCTCAATGAACATTACAACACCAGAGAATCAATCGCTGAACTAATTGATGGCGGCGATATGTCATCTTGTTATTCTGATAATGAGTACGACTATGAGAAACAAGAGTTTGTCAAACGTGACCCTAGACCAGAATACTATGCAGACAGAGGCGAGAAACTAGAAGATGTTGCTCCTAAGTTATCCAAAGATGAAAAAGAGTATCTTGTTACCACAGACAAATGCTGTGGCGAGTTTGCTTACATTTTTGAACTAAACAATGTATGGCGTTGTATTGAGTTAAGATTTTGGGATAGAGTTTCAGGCGAAATGTTTGATACATTTGTGTCTGAAGAGAGACAAATCCCTAGAGAGCAACCAGATTCAGAGGACTTACAAGTAGCATGACTTATTACAAAGGCGACAAATCACTTACTGTTTTTACAGAGTTATGCTCTCTTTATGAGAGCAATGATGCCAATTTCTATGATATGCTTGACGCCATAGTCAACATATTAGATGATGACCAACTTGCTCAAATAGAGGACATTATCACAAATCAATATCAAGGAGCATAAAATGAACTCAGATAAATTAAAAAAACAAAATGATTTGACAGCAGCAGAGTGTGATGCTCTGCTGAAATTAATCCTATCTACACCAAACAGATTAACAGACAAATATGCTGATGAATTTGAAGTCAATTTTAGGAAGATTCGTCACAAACTAGGGCGACTTGCTGACATTGCTGATGCTGAACCAGAGTATAGAGTTGTTGGTTTCTCAGATACTAAACCAGAGGTGTCTGGCGGTTGGCAATCGTAGGTATGCCAGTTCATTTAGTGTCACAAAATGCTTGCAATCTCAACTGTATCATCTATAATACAGTATATAAAAAACAATTAAAATGGAATTTACAACAAAACAGATAGAACATCTGATTGAATGTCTCAATTTTTATTATTCTGAGAATGATGACATTAAATTGGATATTGTTCAAGTCAATTCAGAGTGTGCCAAAAAATTGTATGCTGAACAAGAAACAAGATTACAAAAGCAATGGGCAAAACCTACACCAGAATGGCAATAAAATCAATCAAGAGTGTGCCAATTATATTACTGGCACATTTGCTCGTTGCTTTTTAACAAATTTCGATTATCATTAGTACATAACAAACACAGAGGATTTATGAACTCAGGTCATTCATCAACTCAACTCAATGATATGTTAGTTGAGTTTACGGATTACATCAATGATTTCTACGGCGATGTAGATGACGTTTTGTACCCTATGAATCACATGAAAACAGGCAAGAGAGTTTCTAAAGTTGACATTTTAGGAGCGATCTACGACTACTTACATGAGATCACTGCTCGTAATGATGAGCATTTCACTTGGGGCGACGGCGACTCACTCGATAGAGAGAGAGTAAGAGACATACTTGTATTGAAGTATGGTTATGACAAAAATCTTTATGGCGGGAGTATCATCTTATGAACAATGAAGAATACAAAAAATTC